GTGATGGGGCTGATAGGTCGAGTTCAGCGCCATGAAGCGGCTGTTCTCGTCATCCGTCACCCGGACCCACATCTCCCCGGTCCAGAATTGCTTCACCCGGGACCAGGATGCTTTCATGACCCGCGTCTGCCAGTACCGCAAGCGGTCGGACAGAATCCCGAGTTGGATCGAGCCGCCCTGCTGATCCAATTGCTTGGCGCGACCTGAGAGATCGCCGCCCTTGCCCAGCAAGGCCTCATTCGGCCCGGTATCGGCCATGGAGCCGATCGACTGTTGCAGGAGCTTGAACTGTCCTTCTGCTAAATCCGTGTTCTCTCGGACATCGAGTTTCATTCCCGGCGTGTATTCGAGGAACCCATCCGGGCGTGCGAGTTCTGCGCGAGCCTTCTCAACGTCGTCTACAGCACCCTTTTCAGCCGTGGCCTGGTTGACCGACAACAGGTGTAAGGACTTCGAACGGCGCTTGTTGATCTCGTCTTGGAGATCCTTGTAGCGCTTGACGATGCCATACCGATTGCCGTCCCGATCGACATAGAGGGACTGCAGGAGCAAGGGACATTCGGGCTTCTGAGTCTCGCAATTGACGTAGGCGGACTCTTTGGGCTTCTCAATGAACCCCACGCGGGTATAGACCGCGCGCATCCACTTGTCGCCATCCCGGTAGTAATGCTCGACGATCTGAATGCGTTTGCGACCCCGGTCAAACCAGCGGGGTTTGTCGTCGTAGGTCTCTTCAGCCGGCAGGAAGGAGTTGGTGGTGAATAGGTCGAACTTATCGCCCAAGTCCTTATACGTCGCCTTGGCTTCGTCCAGGTCCATCCATTTGATGATTCCCTGGTAACGCGAATCGCTGAAGTCATGCAGCAGAGAATGGCTGTCGTAGAACAGCCGGTCCCAGCGGATGTAGCGAATGCAAACGGTCTTGTTGGTCGTTCCACTGTACGTCGAGTTATCGACGATGACTTCACAACCGCCATAACCCTCGACGGCCATGTTCTCGAAGACCGAGGACTTGGTCTGCTGGAAGAAGTTGCAGTCAGCCACGTAGCGCAGCGCATCGGTGGCCGCTTCCGCACCCGGATCATCCTCAGGGGTACGCGGATAAGCCTTGGGATCGGTGCGCGTCTCACGCTCCAGCCCCAGCAGATACTCCACCTTGTCCTTGATGCGGTTGTCGGTGATCGCCGGCTGACCGCGGGCATTGAGCTTCGTGATCTCATCATCCGACCACTGCTTGCCATCGTAATAGTCGCGGAAGATCTCAGCAGCCCGACGGGCATCGCGGCTCGCATTTGCGGATTGCTCGAACTGACGCACCAGGCGAGTGAGCGTCTCGTCATTCGTCATCGGATCTTCGGACGTTCCGGTATCCGCTACGCTCGAATCAATCCCAGGATCGGTGTTCTTGCCGACCAGCTCGTCCGCGATGCGGGATTGGGCTTTCTTGGCTTTACGGGCCATTACGCAGTCCGCCAATTCTTGCTTTCAGGCTCGTCAAACACTTTGGACCAGGAATCCTTGGGTTGGGCGGCAGGATTTGAACCCTTGCTGATCCACGGTCGAGACATGCAGGCGTATCGCGTCTCATCCCCTGCGTGGTCTTCCGAGTCCGTGTCTACGTCCTCAGCCTTGGTGGAGTCGTGTTGGAGCATGGGCAACGTGCGAATCGTGTGAATGCAGGTCGAAAAGAAGTACAGCATCGGTTTGCCGTCCTCCCCGATGAGCCGATTGCGCAACTGATCCCATCCAGGAATGCGTTTATTGTCTGCCGGCCGCCAGATCACTGGCGCCATGCGCGATGCGATCGATGGGCCGCCGTCCTCTTGGAATGCTGCGGGATCAATCACGCCATACGCGAGGGAATCACCCTTCTCACGTTGCTGGATTCCGGGCATGTCAGGATTGCCCTTGGCGACCTGTTCGGCGGTCAGTTTCAGGCCGACGTTGGGTTGGTTCGGCTTCATGCCATACCACTCGCGGTATTTGATCAGCGCCCCTCGAGGAAACTGTCTCAATGTCCCGTCGGACACCGCATACCAGCCCACCGAGAACGGCTTGGCCGACCCCCAGTCCATCGCCCTGAAACGAGTCCAGTTACCAGGCAATGCAATTGGATCAACGATGTGGAGCCGAGGATTGAATTCGGGGAAGTACGCGCCTTCAACGACGGTCCAATCCCCTTCCTTGATGGCACGGATGAACTGAGGACTTCCCGCGCCTTCCAGCCGTGATTCGTAACCCGGATCGTTGGCGATCCCAATCTTGTTGTCCTTCAACCGCGCTTTGACGAACAACCGTCGAGTACCCGATCCATCATCCGGACTGAATACATGCCCACCCATGGGGTATTCGCCGATCTTCCAGTACTCACGCACCCAATGATGACCGGGGCCACCCGGGTTAGCGCTCGCCCGTATCCGCTTGTTGGGGATATTGGATTGAGCACCACGAAGCCGGGCCTTCATGCGCAGGTAAGAGGTATTCGAGCTCCACAGCGCGATCTCGTCCCATCCGATCCACGTGTATGCATGGCCCCAGTACTGCATCCAGTCATCGTCCGACTCCATGAAGCGCATCTTCAGAGTCGCGCCGTTGGGCCAAGTCCAGGTCTTGGTCTGATTGCTCCAAGTCACACCCGGAAACCAAGCCGGGTATATCTCCTTGCTGCGGGCGATCAGGTCTTCGAGCTGGGGATAGTTCTTGCGGAACAGGATGCCGTGCCAGTGTTTCCCGTACTCACGAGGCACATCCTGCGCAAAGTCACCCAGCAGATAGTCGGATTTGCCACCAAAGACAGCTCCTCCGTAGAGGAGTTCGTCAACTGTGTCCCGCCGGATGGCTTCCAACTGCGGGCCCGGTTGGGCTCGCCAAGGCGTCACTGTCACGCTGTTCGACAGGGATGGCGGTGTAATTACCAACGGTTGCATCAATATTCGCGTCGAGCGATGTCAATTTAGGCTTCTCATAGCCGATGGCCGCCTTGGCGGCGTCAATCCGCATGACCAGCGGTTGTTGCTGGTCCTTGTAGACCGCAGTCAGAAAGGCGTGTGCATCCCCCTTGAAGCCATGCTCGGCCAGCGCTTCCTCCACCACCTCAGCAACGGCAGTTTCTCGAGCAACAGTCTTTCGGTTGCGGCTGCCTTTCTTGCGGCCACCGGTCTTGGCTCCGTACATGATCTATTTCGTCTATTTCGGCGGTCTAACTGCTCTATCTTTTTCGAAATAGAGCTCTATTTAAGTTTCTTCGGCCTGCAGTGCGATTAAGTCGTACTGCTGTATTTCGGTGAAGGCGTTCGCAGCCGGATCCGCATTGGCGAGGAAAGTCACGGTCTTGCGTTCGATAGGATTACGCTGGTTGATGATCTTGTTGAGCGTGGCGTCGATCTGAACTTCGAGCTGCACATCGGGGGTGACGGCGGTCCAGTCCTGAATCAGTGTGCCGGTGGTCTCGCAGTCCACACGATAGGCGACGGACGTGGGGATTTGAGCCCGGGCCTGGTTGTCGAAGAACTTCGCCTTGATGAAACAGCGCGAGCCTTCGTTGAGTGTGGGGACGCCCATTTCAGTGCGTCAGGCGATATATGGTGCGAAGCACAATCGCCAGTACCATCAGAAAGATCGCAGTCGTAATAAAGGCCCAATCAACGCAATTCATACTCAGCCTTTCCTGAAAAAGGTGCGAATTTCGTCACAACTGAATGTCAGTCGCATTTGAGTGGCGAATCCGATGGCTTGACGGAATCCAAAGCCGGTGAGATCGCCATTGCCGGTAAGAGCCGCGCTCGTGACTAAAACGGCACCTGTGACGGTCAATGTACCGGTGGCGGCTAATAGAGCCGTCGGTGTAACGATGCCACCGGTGACGGTACCTGCAGCGCTGAGCGAGCCCGTACCGCTGAGTACGGCACTCTGCAGAATCGATCCGGCGGCTGTGAGGCCGCCTTGGGCATTCAGGACACCGATGCCCTGGAATACCGTGCCCACGGTTCCGCTGAGAGTACCCAAACCCGTGAGCGTGGCTGACGGCCCGAACCCACCGATGGCCGCCAGGTCACCTACGCCGGTAAGGAAGGCGATACCGGTGACGAAGTTCTGCGAAAGTCCTTGCAGATTTCCTTGGCCATCCAAGGTGGCAAAGACATGGAGCTCGATCGAGCCGAGTGTGAGTGATCCGGTGGCGGTGAGCGTGGTGGCGCCGGTCGTGCCGGAGGCGCTGAGAGATCCACTCGCAGTGAGTGTAGCCGCAGGATTGGCACTGGCGGCACTGCGAAGGAGCAGCAGCATGAGTTACGCGAACGAGGCGACCAAGCTTCCCGAATTGAACTGGAACTGGTTGCCCGTTGAAATCACGACATCCGAGGAGAGCTGGGC